CCCTTAATATATTACTCACCAGTAATCGAACATCTGTTCTATGACCTATATCACACCTAATAGACTTGACTTCTTAGGGGTCGCATGGTATAATCCGCCCCGAATAAGTGTGATGTAATTCACACTAACGACACGCTTAGGGGTATTTGACTTATGCGTGTTTATCGTATAGAATACGCAGTAATCAAAACTAAATAAGGATTAAGTAGTTAAGCAGTAGGTAGGCTTGATTAGATATTAGTAGCAGTAGGTCGCCTATGGTATCACGACCCTACTTACTACTTAACTACTTAATCCCCTAGCGGAAGGTAGAGAGTAATGCCATATAACCCCTTCGGGGTTAGTGGTAGCATTATCACACCGCCTAGACAGGTTCGGGCTAGCGTAGCGTGGAAGGGTTCACGCTCACGCAGGTTCTCTAATCTAGTCGTGCGTGATAAGTCGGGCAATATAATCGTGGCTATCGAGGATAGTCCTGCGGTTAAATTGGCTAAGCGTAGCCGTAAGGTCGCGCAAGTCGTTGCCCCTGCTACCCCTGCCCCACTTACCGAAGCAGAATTGCGTAGAATTGCGCTTGATGAGCGCAGACGACAATTCGAGGCAGAGCAAGCGCAGAATTATCGTAAATTAGTCGGTGAGTATAACTAGACACCGATAGTCGTAGCCGATAGGTTCGGGTTCTCTAGGGTTCGATACCCTACTACGACACGCCATAAGTCGAGGGTACTTGACTTATATGCCCTAAGTATGCTATACTTAGGTATAAGTAGAGAGGATAGAGTATGCTATTGGAGATACTGGTAGTAATCCAAACTTTAGCGATTATCGGTTTAGTTGCTAGAGTAAATAGATTACAAGGTCGCCTAGAGTATAGGGGTCGGTAATCATGGATAATGGTATAGTGATAGAACTTACTAGAGATGAACTAGAACTTATTAGAACTTCTCTAAGAACGCAAGCGAATTGGTACGATAGAGGCGACTTTAAGGGTATGGCTCTCACCACCGATTTGCTAAAGAATAAGATTAGTGATATAATCATAGAAGTATCGGGTAAAGTAAGGAGTTGATATGCCGATAGATGATGACGAACCTACCGAGTATGGTTGCGGTACATGTAGTTATACATCTACTAGCGAGGACGACTTCATGCTAGTAGGTGATGACCTACTATGCGAGAGTTGCCGAGCATGGTGTAATTATTGTGAGGAGTATTGCCACAATGATAACACCCACTATGTAGAAGGTATCGGTGATTATTGCGAGCCATGTTGGGAGAACCACACTAACTATTGCGAGAGATGTAGTTGTACATATCCCGACAATGAGAGCATGTACCATATCGAGGATAGGGGTGAGTATTGGTGTGAGGGTTGCTATGAGGACAATGGTTCTTATTGTGATGACTGCGACCAATACTACGCAAGAGAGTGTGAGGGTTGCGGTGGTGGTGGTAGGACTAACCTTATCCACGACTACTCATACAAGCCCGACCCTAAGTTTATAGGTCAAGATAAGAATAATCTATACTTTGGGATAGAATTGGAAATGGAGATTAGGTCAGGCGACCTAGCGAGTAGTGCTAGGTATGTAGCAGAAAATATAGGCGAGTGGTTCTATATGAAGCAGGATAGCAGTATCGGTCAAGGTGGCTATCGTGGCTTCGAGTTAGTATCTCACCCTATATCATTTACTAAGTGGTCGGATATGCCAGACTTTGATAGAACCTTAGACTATCTAAGAGAACATCAAGAGGCAAGGGCATGGGACGCTAAGAGTTGCGGACTACATATACATGTGAGTCGAGAGGGGTTTAAGAGTGGCGCACATGTACATAGGTGGTTGGCACTAGTGTACAAGAACGCGCCTGATATGATGAGATTTGCTGGTCGTAAGTCAGACTACGCAAAGTTCAATGATGTGTACAAGTATGATGAGTACGATAGACCATACTTTACATTAGCCGACAAGGTGGCTGACCCTAGAGGGGTGAACACCGAGAGGCACTCCGCTATAAATACGCGGAACGACCACACGCTAGAACTTAGGTTCTTTAGGGGAACTACTAAGCCTAGTGGTGTCCGTAGTGCTATACAATTAGCACACGCTAGTATAGAATATACTCGCAACCTAAACATATCAGATGTAAAGATAGGTATGCTAGGTTGGGAGTGGTTCTATGATTATGTAGAAGCCAATAATGGCTACTACCCTGACTTATATGAGCGTATGTCCAAAGTACGCTCATTAAGTATCAACAGTAAGGAGTTGGTCAATGCGTAAGAGAGGAGATGTATGTGTCTATTAGTAGTGTGTAATCCTAATTCCACACCCAGTAAAGATGAACTTACTACTGGTGCGTGTAAGAACCCACATGGCTTTGGCTTTGCGATAGATACTGGTGCTGGTATTATATCAGAACGCAGTATGTCCGCTAAGAAGTCTATCGCTAGGTTCTTAGAATTGCGTGAGCAATATCCTAATGGCTATGCTATGTGGCACGCTAGGTATGCTACTCATGGAGTAAAGAACGAACTTAATTGCCACCCCTTCAAGGTAGTGGGTGAGCATGATACTTACTTAGCGCACAATGGTGTGTTAGATATTCATATACCTAAAGGTGATAAGCGTAGCGACACTAGGATTATGGCAGAGGAGTTATTGCCACGACTAGGCGGTGTGTCCGCTTTAGATGACGACTATGTATATGATATGATTAGTTCATGGGCTAGTGGTAGCAAGGTTGCCGTCATGACTAATGACCCTAGCGCACAGTACAAGATTTATATTATCAACGAGAACTTAGGTAGTTGGGACGACAATGGTGTGTGGTGGAGTAATAACTCTCACAAGTCTATCGTGTCCACGCCACGCACTACCACCTATAATCACACTTATGGTGAGCCTAGTGTGTATGATATTGTAGCAATAGACGACCACTTCAAACCTTCTCTATATGAGGAGAACAAGTTCGAGTGTCCTAGTTGCGAGTCAATAGTAGACTTATGGGAGAACGAATATTATTGTCAGATGTGTGAGGCTTGCTTCGACTGCGAAGTGAACTTCTTAGACTGCTTATGCTATCACCCTAATCATAAGAAGGAGATAGGTCAGGAGTATGGATACCTAAGCAACAAGTGGTACACGAAAGAACCACTTGACTTCTAGAATTGGTAGTGATATAATTACTACCGATACCGACAGACACCACTTGGTAAATTGCCAAGAGGATAACTAATGAAAGGTAAAGTATGACAACCACGACAGCAGAACAAATAGAGAACTACTTGGCTAGCATATCGCTAACACTAGCAGACCTATCAGATGAGTTGGCAACAATTCAGTTTGACTTAGATGACGCTAATGGATATGAACCAAGAGGAACAGTACTTAAAGCACTACCTAATCAGTCTAGGTTCAAGCCTAAGTCAGTATGGGTATCGCTAGGTAATGGCAAGTATCAACATTTGACTGGTGAGAAGGGCTTAATTGCTAAGCACTCACGACTTGATGGATACACTTCAGTAGTATTTCGTCCATAATATAGAGAGGATACCATGATAGAGAACGATTACATATGGACTTGCTTTATAAGAAAGTCTGACGCTCAACATCTAACAGATGAAGAGTTGAAAAAGATGAAGTCAGAACTAACAATGGCAGTTCAGGCTATCTGCTTCACTCATGGGATACATAACTAATGGCGGGTGCGTTTGGTACTGGTCTTAAGTATAGCGTATTTGGCTATCTATTTAATGACTTAGACCTAGATGTTAGTGATGGGTCATGTGTTAATCATCATGACCCTGACCTATGGTTCGCTGGCGAAGCCGAGAAGGAGTTCGGTGAGAAGTGGACATTCAATAGAGAACAGAGAGAGCGAGTAGCGTTAGAAGTAGACAGGGCTACGCAGGCTCTAGCAATATGTAGTAATTGTCCCGCCAAAGTTAATTGCTTAGAACTTGGTATGCGTGGTACACAGATATACTATGGTATATATGGTGGCACTATGCCAGGTGAGAGGTTACTTAAACTTGGTAAGAGTATGAAGAAAGCAGAGTACGCTAACAAGGTTAACTTCGCAAATAAAGTTAGGAGAACTATGAAAGAAAGGGGAATAAGTGGATAGTGATATAGTCTGGCAAGGGGTAATCACTAATGATATGGTAGCAGGTTGGTCTACTGATAAAGTAAGTACGCTTATCAGAGAACTAGACGACTTGGTATTCATTACATACGAGGAATTATCTAGCGACAGAGAAGACTTAGAAGGTCTATTCGATAATGAATACGAGTAGACTAAAGAAGAAAAGGTTTGATGTGAGAAAAGTATTTATATTTCTACTCGGCATGGGGATATCACTTATGTTGGGTGTTGTACTTGCTACCAAAACTGGCGAACCTACTCCAACTAACGGAGATATATCCAAAAGTTGGACAGTTATGGATAGTAAGGCTTATGCTCAGGATAAGTTATACGAGTGGAAATATAAACAATGGTCATGCCTTAATAAGTTGTGGACTAAAGAAAGCAATTGGAGACCCAACGCATACAACAAAGTTAAAGTAATGGGTAAAAATGCTGGAGGTATTCCACAACTATTAGGGCTTGACCCCAAAACTCCTGCGCCTAAGCAGATAGATAGAGGATTATCTTATATCTATAACAGGTATCACACACCTTGCGAAGCGTGGAAGTTCTTTATTAAGAAAGGATACTACTAATTAAACCTAAACATATTACAGAACTTAAGCCAGACTACAAGTCTGCTATGGATATTCGTGGTAGAGCCACTACCACATGTCCTTGTGGCTGTAATGTCTGGAACTTAAAGACTATCTTTGATAAAGAGACAGGTGAGATTGATATGTATTTCTTAGATATGGAGTGTGCTTTATGCGGCACTCTTGCAACAGCACCAACACCAGACGACGAGGAGATGTAATGCCAACTTATTCGTATAGATGTAATGATGACAAGACACTACTTGAATTAAGTCGTAGCGTTGACAACCGAGATGACTTAGTTGAGTGTCCACAATGCAATAGAGAAATGGTAAGAGAGTATCAGGCAAACCCTGTTATCTTTAAGGGTACTGGGTTTTATTCAACAGGAGGATAGCATGGAAGATACAATTAAAATACTTGAAGAAGCAAATAAAGTATTTGCTGATATGTTTGGTATCGAAGAAGGTGATGAAGATGAGTGAGCCTATGTACCTGATGGGTGATGATGTCGCACTAGGTATCAACCAAACCTGTGATGATTGTGATGAAGTTGATTGTGTATGCTTTGAACCAGATAGAATGTGGGGAGATGATGACTGATATTACAGAACAAGATGAGCAAGATGAAATGCTAGCAAAGTTCTGGGCTGACTATGGCGAGAGCCTGTGGGTAGACCCAGCAGAACAAGAAGAGTTATGGGATGAGAAGAACTTTATTTAAAGTATTATTCTTCGTCGCTCCCGTGCTCATCCCTGTTCTCTGCGTGAGTATTATTGTCGGTATCTTCTATGGTATCTTCTTCTTCATGCTCTTTGTCTGAGAAGTCATTATCTTTATAAGGCTTGAAGCCACCCATTTTATTTATTAATCTTTTAATAGCACGCTTATGTCTCATGCGTACTGTATCCTCGCTAAATAACTCAAGGAGATTCGCTATCTCTTTGAAGTCAAGGGACTCTGCGTGTCGGAAGAAGAGTATTTTCTTGTCGTCCTTACTCAATTTCCAATACGCAGCGTCCACCTCTAACATAATTATTGTAAGATTACCACCCTCACTAGGTGCAGATGGACGACCTGGACGACCTAGATTTAACTTGTGAGTTACACCATAGTCACCACGCAATACTGCTGGAAGGATTGCTTCCACCATATCAGGTTCATAGTAATACAAATCACCAGTATCATAGCCAACAGACTTGGCTTTCCATCTCTGACAATAATCTAATGCTTGATTGCGTAGGCTACGATAAATTAAATTCTTTGCATCCTTCTCACCTATCGCTTCCCATTCATTTAATTTATTAGGATGTTCTACGAACCATTGATAGAGTGATTGCTTTATATCGTCCAGTTCAACCATAGAAAATTTCTTATGGTATTCAGAAGATACAGCGACTACTATATAGTCCCACTTTTCAATGCGTTCAAAATCCATATTACTTCCAAACCTTCCCATCAAATACGAATGAACCATCCATATTAACTGGAACAAGATGGGGTATAACTTTATTTCCGTCTACATATAAGACACCAAAGCCTTTATGCCATGTGAATAACCCACCCTTAATATATCTAGCGAACTTAAAATCCATTAGACAACCCACTTCTAAACCCCATAATGTTTTAGGGTGACCACCAAAGTATGACTGAGTGTAATGTGTCAAGCCCATGCGGTGCGTGTGTCCACACACAACGGACATGCCCGCTCTCTTTGCTAGTCCAAGTGCGGTAGCACCAGCAGTAGGTTGAACGTTACCCTCATCACCATGCAAGAGCAACCAATTAGGTGCTAGTTCATATGGTTTTTCATGATAAGTAATACCTAGGTTATCTAGTTTAAGAAAGTTCTTTAACTCTAATTCAGGTAGACCTGCTAGTCCAGGTGCTCTTGTTTTAATTGTATTAAATAATCTATCTGTATGATTACTACGAATCATATGCTTAACCTTTAATGATTCAAGTACTCGGTAGGTTTCATCCCTATCCTTAGCAATAGACTTCTCATGCTCCAGGTCGGTACCCCTACTCCATTTTGAAATAGTCTGCATATCCATTTCATCCCCGACTGATACCACCTCGTCAGGTTTGTATTGTTTTATAAACTTAGACAGTACGGAGACTGCCTTCCTGTCATGGTACGGTACCTGTAAATCAGATACGCAGACTATAACTTTCATTTGTCCCACTTCTCTCTAAGAACTAACAACCCTATGATTGCGTAGTTCGCCATATCCTTGAAGGAATCTTCAAGTGATTCGTGTTCTGGATTTTTTCCACTATCAACTAAGTTATTTATCCGTGCTAACTTATCGTGCATACGCACACGCAATCCATTGATGGCACCACCAGGTGCATCAGCAATGTTTCTTGGTCCATAATCTTTATGTTTAGACAATAGTAAATCTAATAATTCTTGGTAGGTTTCTCCAACTGCTGACTCAAAAGAGGTACTATCAGGGTAAGAACGAAATTCCCATCCATCTTCTGTGCTTGACTTACGTGGAAACCTTGTTCCTCCAAGTGGGTTATAATCTGCCATTCCTCACTCCCCCTTTTCAAGTAGTTGTTTAAGTTCGTCATCTATTTCCATCATCTGAGATTCGATTATCATTTCATCTACTATATCTTTGATTGCTTCGGGTTGTGTTTCAGCCGTAAACAATGTCATATATGTAGATTGGGTTATTGACCTTACCTGTTCTGGTTTGTCGGCATACTTAAATAAACATCTAAGTAAAGAACCTATCATTAATCTTGCACCATTAGGTAACACCAATGCTGGGTCAAACTCTTCATCATCCTCTAATAAATGGTCAGTTGCTTCGAACACATTTTCAAATCGCTCACCACACTCAGGACATGGAGGAATTTCTTTACTCATTTATACCCACCTTATGATTGAAGTATGAAGAACCTTCTTGCACATACATAGAATTGACATCTTGTCCGTCTGGTAATTGAATGATAGTAACTGGTAGTTCGCGGGCAAGACTAGTGGCAAATTCTTTTCCAGGCTGGTCTCCATCTGCGAATACAAACACCCGTTCAAAGTCCGCCAACAATCGTGTGTAGTGCTTCTTCCAAGAGTTTGCACCAGGGACACCAACACAGGGAATTCCAACGAGAGAAGAAAGAGTAAGTGTATCAATCTCGCCTTCACATATTCCAATGAAGTCACCCGCTCTTTCTATATCTAATACATTATACATTCTAGTTTCAGCACCAGTCATACCCATATACTTTGGTTCAACTGCAGGATTAAGAGAACGGAATCTTAAATCTACTACACCAGTTTTAGTAACATAAGGTATAGATAATCTACCAGTGAATTGTTCGTGACCAATCTCAGCCTCCACGACTACGCCTAATCGTGCCAATCGTGCCACTTCCATTGTTATACCCCTGCTTCTGAGGTAATCTTCTGCCTGATAAATGTTTGCCGCGTACTTCTGACTGGCTAGTCCCAACAATTCCTTCTGCGATTCTTTTTGCCTCACGTATATCTACCCTTTCCTGCTGTGCGATAATTTGTAAACTATTACCTTGGACTCCGCAGGCGAAGCAGATGTAAATGTTATTGTCGAGATTAACACTTCCCGACTGGTGTGTGTCGGAGTGGAATGGACACTTGAGATTAACTTGCCCGTGTCCTGGTCGTACTTGTGCTCCGTAGTGTAAAAGTATTTCTCTGATATTTGGTAAGTCATTTGCCTGCCCTCTTAGTCCATTGTTCAAAATCTTCCACCACCCAAGCCTTGTCTATGCCTGCCTGTCTACGTTTAACTATTACGAACTTATATGGTACTTCTTTTAATCCTCTAGCCTTAGCATAATTCTCTGCCTCAACCTCAGCCTCACGCCAGAACTGTGGTAAGTCTAACTTCTTTGTTGCCTTTAACTCTAATATATTTGCTGCTCCATCTAAGAAAGCAACGACATCACCCTCATCTTTAGCACCAGCCTTGGTTAATCTCTCGGCTAGTATATCCTTGGAGCGTAGCCACTTAACTACACTAGTCTCAAAGGTAGCGCCTTTACGCTTGCCATATGAACTCATTCGCATTCCGTACAGTAATTTGATGTCCGAATATGTGGTATATACATTACAAAATTTCTACCACAATGAAAACAATTAATAGATGTCCAATCAGTTGTGTTGTCAACAAAATAAAATGGATTCCTAATCCTAAGTTTTCTGCTCATGCTTTAACCAACATATTCTAGTGGTAATGTGTCCATAGATTTTAAGTATTGAACTGGAACGTACCAGGATTTTTCATTATACTTAAACTCATCTGATTTACACTCGCTTCCGTATAACCAACCAGCGGCTTTATATGGTGTGCCTAGCCAATCTGGTGCAGTACGTCTAGTTCTATGACGCATTCCATCTGTCATTAAGATATATATTAATGAGTCATCATCCCTAGATGTATATCTTAATTTAGGTTGGTCATTAAATGAATAACGAATCTCACCAAGACCAGGAATATCTAACTCACTTTTCCATTTATTAAAATGAGGAGTGAAGGTAGTGTTACCAATCATTCTAGCGAATGCTAGTTCACTACCCGCAGCAACAGCGTGTTGCCACAACTCCCATAGGTCGCCTTCAGAATAATTAACATTGCGAGTAGGGTCACCAAAGTACGGCTTCTGTCTTTGGTATCCCACCTCTACAGCAATAGCCTCTTCCTGTGTGGTCAGAGAATATAATGTTATGATTTCCATGCCACCTTTGGGTACCTAGTTAAATTAATAAAGAAAAAAATGAAATCAAACCTAATAACTCTAGCGATAACTGATGGAACATCAGCATCATCAAACTCCAATAATCCATAGTACTCCATTCCTATACCCCAGCAGTCTAAGGTATTTCTACTTATAGTTATAGTGTAGTTGTTAATATCTTTTTGCATTAGTGATTCTCTGGGATATCATCTACGAACATATACTCAGGGTTGAATGCAATCCAAGTCATGAGACCTCCACCCGCATCGGCTCTGCCGTATCTGTTCTTAACAGGTGCAACTCCCATCGACGTTCCAACAACACCAAGCGTGCATATAAGTGCTGGAAGTTGTGCAACTTTACCTTGGATAGCAGAGCGTGGCTGACATGGTGTCCCAAGAACAGCCTCGCTAGTGTGATGAAGAACAACAACAGCCGAGTTCGTAGCACGTGCAAGGTATTTCAACTCCTTCATGATTGCTCTCATAGAAGCAAACTCTTCACCACCATCTGTGGCTACATCCATTAAGTTATCAACTATGATTAGAGTAGGTGGACAACCCCATAGTTCTTCAAAAGATTGTACCTCTTCATCGATGTCTTGTAATGTTGGTGCTGATTCAAATGACCAAACTATATGGTTACTCTTTGATAGAGTAGCCCTAGTCCAACCAACATCAGATTGCAACATTCCTTCTACATCTGTTTGATTCTTTCCAGAAATCATAGAGGCTAATCTCATAGCCATTGTATGTGCATTAGTATCAGCAGAGATGTAAAGTGTAGGCACCTTCATCTTTAATGCTAGGGCTAATGCGAGTGTGGATTTTCCAACTCCTGGTGCTGCTGCAAACATAGAAACTTCGGAGCGTCGGATGATAATCTTATTTGACTCGAATGCCTTAAAGCAAGATGGTAATGGTTCCCCACCAATACTGGCACGACCAACTGAGCGGATAAGTGTACGCATCCAGGTTCCTTTCTAGTTCCAAAAAAAGATTTGTGCCAGTTTTTTAGTTTACTGGTTTGCATTGGTCAGGTGTTCCTTGAGGTGAAGGACAAGACCAGAATGCATATGGTTTACCACTAGCCTTACTGATTCCCTCTCGCCATATACGGGCTCCGTGTTTGCATACGGGTGACGCTGTACCTGGCGCTGGCGATACCTGGGTTGGAGGCGAGGATACTAATGGCTTTGTGCCGATAGTGGAACTCGTGGTCGATAAAGGGGCAAGTGTGTAAGCACCTACTACCTTCTGTTGCACAGATGAAATCTGTGTAGAGTAATCGCCTATGCCTTCAAGTAGCACAGACAATTCATCCGCAGTATTAGCACGGATATTTATCATATCACCTGATGGTGTCTTATAGGAAACTTGTAGTTTCCAGTCTTCATTTGCCATTGTTATCTCATTTCTTCGAAGTGAATTGACAGTACTCTGTTAATCCACAACGATTGCAGTTGTTTGTATTGGGAATAAATATACCAGCCTTACGTGCCATATCGAAGGAACGAACTAAGTATTCAAGTTTCTCTTCGGTATAATCACTAAGGTCTACCATAGCGGATGTACCTTGTTGTCTTGCCATCCAGTATGCACCATACTTGACATCTACACCTAAGACTTGTTTCAATCCTAGTTTGTAGAAGCCAAGTTGTAAGGTACTAGTTGGGGTTTGTTGTGAAGTCTTGAGGTCAACCACGACCAACTCACCATCGACTTCAAACACTCTATCAAGAACCATCTTCACTGGTACGTCAGCAAAGACTGGAGTTAACCCCAACTCTACGGCGGGTGCGCCTTCAGGAGTGTGCCAAATTTTCCAATTGTGATTAGCCTTGCGCCACTCGATGTATGATTGAACCCATTCAGGTCCAGTCTGTTGCCAGAAATCTACATTCTCTCTGTTAGGAAATGCTTTAGATGTCCTACCACCAACACGAGCAAAGGTTAAATCTTTACCTTCGGCTTCCTTATTCCAAGCATCAGTCCAGAGACTTTGAGCGGTGACCACTTAGTGCCTCCTTAAGAACTGCTTTAGCATGTTGTAAACCAAGAAGTTCAATTTCATCTGTTGTCTTATCGATAAGCGAATTGATGGAGCCCATTGCAACAGCCCAGGTTTCCTTCAACCCATCTTCATATCGCTCACGCATAATGGCTGAGTAAGTTTTGTAGGTCATAGTAGTCGAACCATCTTCGTTAACTATTTCAATCATAGATTCTCCAAGTCCCATGCTTCTGTGGCTGAGTGAAAGGCAGAGCCACCCACTGACCAAACTGATGGTTGTTCAGGTAACTGAAGTAGTCGACCTAAGTAGTACTGATAACCACAGTCGGCGTATGTAGTAAATGCGGAGTATGATATGTGTTCAGGTAGGGTGTATTCCCCAAGTTGTATTGTCATGTCAGATAGTATATACATATCCACAGGATACTGTGGGTACGTAGTTATAATCAGTCGTACCTACATAAAGAATTCAGGTTTGTATAATTGTATATATAATATATAATAATAAGACCCCTTTGGGGTCTATAATATATAATATATAGAGATAGAAAAACACGAGATAGAACGACAAAAGACCCCCCTTCCTAGTATTTCTACTAAGTCGGGGGGGGTTAAATGTCTATAAAGGCCCTTTAAAGGCTAATTAGAGGTATCTATTCGGCTCCTAGACCAAACTCTTTTTCGGTCTTATCTGCCCATTTAGCCAATGGTCCCGCTATGGAACCGATTAGGATTGCGTACTCAGGGGCTAAGTCAGCAGCAAGTGCTAGTCCCATTGTGATTGCTGATGCTAGGACAGCACGAAGGTAAGACTTAACTGCAGCCTTAGTCTTGTCGCTCTTTAGTCTTTCGATTAAGTCTTTCATTTGTTCTCCTTCTTTGGTAGTGGCTTTGTAGAGGCTACCACCTTGTTGAGTGTCGTTGCTTTTCCCAGCCAAGGAAACCAAGGTGATGTATCATTACCGCAGTTATCTTTGATGGAAATATGTATGTGTTTATTATGTTTATTAGAACCAGTATATTCTCTGTCACCCTTTTCGGCTGACCAAATCTTACCCTTGAATATAAGATACTTAACTCGTCCGTCTAGTTTAAGATGTGCGTAGACTTCGTGACAGTTGATATCATTCTCAGGGTCATGAGTCAAGTCTACTGCTAGCCCAGTATTGTGGTCCGAAGTTGGGCTTGCTTTCAGATGAGCAGCAGATGGTAGCAGACCATCGCTTGCTTTCTTGCGCTTCGGTCTTAACGCCGTCGCTTGACGGAGAACAGCAATTGCAGCAGGTGTGGCTCTCTTGGCAACAGTTGTCATTTATTTTTTCCTTATCCATACTTGCCATCCCTTACGTAGGATTTCTATTTCATCTTTATGTTTATTCAACCAGGCATCTATTGCTGGTTTAGGATTCTTATCTGTGCCATCTGGATGGTCCCATTCATAATCATCAAATGCCATAATACCTTTAGACTTAAGCAAGTCCCAAGATAGGTCGGCATCTAATGTTACCGATTCAGGTAGATGGTCACCATCGATGTAGATAAAATCAAACTTAACTTCTCTATGTTCTTTTAACCAGTCACCACTAAATGCTTTATGTGCCTCTACCTTTTTAGCATGTGGTTTTATCTGTTCTTTATATGCTTCTTGTATATCGTCCCAGTCATAGACTGATTCGTGAGGCAGGTTACCACACCAAGGGTCTATGTCTATAAGCAATGATGATGGGTCGGTAAGAATATTCTCTAGTAACCAAGCAGATGCGTTGCCAGTAAAGACACCTATCTGTAGGAACTTAAGATTCTTTTTGTCTTTAAACTCTACTAGTCCTACTTCAAAATCGCTGACCGTGTTGTTGTCATAGAACCATCTCGGAAAATTATCTGCCTTCATCCCCACTACTTTCTACTTTTGTATTAAGATATTGAAAAGGGTATCCACTTTTTGTTCTAGCCTATTGACCTGGTCCTTTATACTTGAGCCAGAATTGGGGCGAAGTTCAGACAGATAGTGTTTAACTAAGTGTCTTACACCCATTGCTAGTGCTCCGATTAAAGTAGTTGCAGCCACAGCAAGTGCAGCCCAGTCGTTAGGCGTCATAGTATTATACCGTTCTGATAGTGATTTCTACAATACCACCAAAGCCAGAGAAGCCTCTATCTGGTGGAGTTGCTCTTGTAAATGCCAATTGTTCTATAACAACTTGGCGTTGTTCTCCTGTTGTAAAGTCTTGCATTGTGACTACGTCACCATCTTCTTCTATATTTTCCAATGCTTGAATTCTAGTAAAGGCTCTGCCTTCATATCCAGTTTGGACATTGTACTTATCTGTCTCAACATCAAAGCAGTATACTGGGAATCTCATAACCTGTTGGCGTGGTGTAGCAATAGTAGCCTTGGATTGATAACCCTTAAACACTGGACCCTTTGTTGTATCGGTAGTATCTCTTGCAAATAAAAATTTAAATGCTACATATTCTTGTGCCGATTCGGGTTGAGATGTAGTTACTTCTACTGGTGGCACCACAGATGTATATGTGATGTGGTCATACTCAGTATTGTTTTTATCTACAGTCTCAAGAGTTAATGAACCGTAATTAAAGTCACCTCTAGCCAGTAAGCGTTTAAAGTTTTTCGGCTCTAATGTTCCATATCGAATGTTACCACTAGTTAGATAGCCAGTAGATGTTAATGTTGCACTTGCTTCAATGTTAATACTACCCACCTTGTTAACCTTACCAACAGGTGATACGGCAGCAGATGCTACGTTAGTATTAACTTTAGCGTAAGTAAATGTAGTAGTAGTTGGTACGCCAGTAACTGTGTACTTGCCATTAAATGTAGCGTCAACACCCTCTACCCATACTTCATCACCAACTGCTAGGCCGTGTGCTGCAGATGTGGTTAAAGTTGCTACGTCAGATGTGAGTGCTTTGTTACTTATTGAGCCAGCATTAACTGCTGTAGTAGCAAATACTAATCGGTCTGTTGTACCAGCAAATGCACAAGTTGTTGTGCTATATCCAGATGTACCGCTAACATATAAGTCATTAGCGTAAGCAAAACGTAAAGTTTCTATCTCATTGCCAAGGTCAATACGGATAACTCCTGGCGCCCCATCTACGCCAGTTGCACACCAGACGAATCTGTCTCGTGCAGCAAAGTCATAGCAAGGCTGTGTTGTTTCCACAATTAGTGGACCATATTGGATGGAGCCGTCTTGGTCTGAGACAACTGCTGCACGGATTCCTTTGTTAGTACCTATCATCATGTAACCTAGGTAGTAATAAATCTTATGGATAATCTCTCCAACTGGCATTTCTGCTGCAGTAATAGCAGTAGTAAGAGTTGGCATAACACCAGAGGTATTAAGAGTAAATTTAAATATGCTTGACTGGGTACCACTATAGCCTGATACATAGATGGCTGGACCAGAAGCGGTAATGCTTGAGAATACAATATCAGTATCACTGTGTGTATATACAGCAGTTGGTAGAGCAGATGCTGATGAAGATATTTCATATATCTTATTGTTGATACACATAACAATACGGTCTTTGACATACTCCATTACTGCATTAGTTACAGTAATACCATTGTCGCTAATCATAAGAGTGTCACCAGCACCAGATACGCCAGTTAATAATTTCTTGTATACACGTAGTCTTGGAGTGCCAGTATTTAAAACATTGGTAATCCAGTAAGCATAGGTGCCATCATCACATATAGCATTAACTGCATAGTCAGCACCTGTTGCATAATCCAAGAAGTGTGTGACTGTCCCATCTTCTGCAATCTTATCTACATCATACTCATCCCATAGTAGAACGCCATTAGTTGTGCCATACTCAATAGAGCGGGCAATCTGAAATGGTCTACCATTGCTCTGTATTGGGCCAGATGTATAGTGTGTAGTAGCAGTGTCTTTAAGTAAGGTTACTTGTCCCTTAGTCCAAACATTAACACCCTTGCTATCTGTAAATCTATGTGCTACTGTTTCACCAGTAGATGGGTCATAGAACTTGATTCCAGTACCACTATGAAATGATGACTGAGAACGAAGCCACCAACCAGCAAGTGATTGCTCACCTGGTTCTGAACCATTATCAAATTGGTCTTTACGAAACGGTGCAGTCTGTCTTAAGTATGGTTTGCTGTCTGATATAGCAAAGAAGAATGGCAAGCCACCAATTGCTACATCGTATGCTTCAGCAGTATTTTGCCATACTGCAGATGAAGATACAATACCTAAGTCAACCGCAATCGCTCTACTAGAACGACCTTCGGTTATATCACGACCAGCCACAGTGCTCCTTTAAATAGTTGTTAAATATCTTTCCAATTACAGGTAAGACAAGCGGTACCATTAGATACTCCATAATAAATATGCTTGCCTATACGGCAACCAAAGTATTTTTGTTTGTATGTTCTAAAGTATTTAGTCAACACTTGGGGTGGATTGTTCCGCTAGATATGCCTGATAATCTGAGTTAGAAGGGTCTAATGGAATAAATGAAATAACATCATTTTCATCCGTTGCTTTTAAGCAAGAAGGTGCTGTTCCAGTTGGTTCAATTAATTCATATTTAATCATTATAACTCCGAACTTGCTGTGTAGTGAAGTCTAGTATATGTGCCAGACCCCATATTTGCTGTGGTATATACGCGACCTATACCATTTTGGCTTCGTACAGTGCTTGCAACAGTCATTGTTGAAGCACCAGCAACAAAAGTTCCAGTCGCTCCAGTTGCTGTGTTATAAATTGTTATTGTTGGCGTTACTCTTTTTGTTACTTTGAATTGAACCACGCCACTTATAAGAGTCAAATCACCCGCGCTGGCGGTACCCCAAATTGCCATATCTTCTTCGGCAGTTCCTAAAGCGGTTGCAATATCATAGGATTTTTCAAAATATCTTTGGCAAGCGGCTAACTCGCCTTGAAGTGTGCCAGTTGCAGTTTGAAAAGTAGTTGCAGTTGAGCCTTGCTCTAATTGCATACCAGTTATCTCGTAATAATCTGCTGCGCCTGCTGTTCCTACTGGAGTATAAACAGTATAGAAAGCAAGTTGAGTAGCAGTTGCGGCAACTGTTCCTGTAAAAGTAAAACGCTGCCAAGTTGCAGTTAATGTAGCGGTACTGTTTATAACACTTGTACTGCCAGTAAATCCACTAAATATATTTTGGTCTGTGCCTGTTCCGCTTGATACATTAACAGTTAAAGCATTTGAAGCCGCTGAAAAGTTAGCACCTTTGCGAGCATAAAAAGAAAAAGTAATTGACTTACCAGCAAAAGGAATAGAGTTTACAGACTCTAAAGTCTGACTTACCCATATTGCGTTTGTTGCACTATCAGCGTTATTGCGTTGCGCTCTAATGCAATATTGAATAAAAGGCAGATTTGTTGTATCGCTAGTTGTTTGACGACTAAAGGTTGAACCTGTTGTATTTCGGTAAGCCTGAAATCTATCAGCGCAAAATGCAGATGTAGTACCTGTTACAGAAGTACCACGCTGCCAGATTTGAGCCGCTCCGTTAATTGCTAAATTTTTACCTGCGTTATTTAATGGTATGTAGGCTAATCCAGTTGCGGTGGCACTATCCGCGACAAGTGTGTCGCCATTATTTCCAACAGTTAAAATAGCAGGTGTATTATCTGCACTTGCTGAAATTAAATCACCCTTAGCATTTACAATAGTAGGGTTAATTGCTGATGCAGAACCTATCTTGCTATCAATCTGTGTCTGGATAGCAGAGGTAACACCATCTACATATCCTAGTTCGGTTGCAGTTACAGCACCTAGTGCGGTACCTGCGTTGGCTAGGTCTCTTGCTTTGGACATTAGTTATCCTCCGTTGGGGTTGTAAAGTTAGTGCCATCCCATACATCGCCAATGCCAGCAAACTTGCCACCGAATTTAGCATTATAAGATGTTTGAATCCAAGTACCACCAAGATTGCAATCATTAGCAAGGAACTGTTGTCCTCTATTTTCTTGAGAGTTGTCTACAACGAGAACTCTAAGTACTTTATTATCTGAATCTATTTCTGCAAAATGTGCCATTATGCGTAATACCTCACAATCACTCTACCGCTTCCTCCAGGTGAACTGGCAAGGGAGTTACCTACACCACCGCCACCACCGCCTACGTTTGTTCCACCTGCACCGCTAGCATTACTAGTAAAAGCACCACCGCCAGTATCAACACTTCCGTAGACACTCCCACCAATAAATCCTCCAGCACCACCTGCACCATATTTTGTTCCAAAGTATGTTGTGCCATTACCACCACTAGTACCAGAGCCAGCACTACCTGAACCTCCGCCACCACCGCTAGTTGCACCGCTAACTTGATTTGAGCCAGCATATCCTTCTACTGGTGTATATCCTCCAGAGTTTCCGCTATATCCATTTGTAAAACTTGCGTTCACGTTACTAGAGCAGCCGCCTCCACCAGAACCGCCAGTACTACCAGCACTAGAACCAGCACCTCTACCTCCACCAGAGGCAGACACAGTAGTAAATCCAGAACCACTAAACGATGAGGCTGTACCTGCTGAGTTACTACCTCCGCCACCAACTGTTGCAGTATAAACAGTTGAAGGGACTACTGTTCTAGTAGCGAAGTAACGAACACCACCACCTCCGCCACCGCCAGTACCAGCACTATCACCAGCGCTAGCACTATTACCACCAGAGCCTCCACCTGCAACTACAAGAAGTTCAATATCAGTAATTCCAGCAGGAGCAGTCCAGGTGCCAGTTGAGTTAAATATTTGTGAAACTAAAGTTCCAGTAGTCTTACTACTTGAAGGAGTACTTGCCGTACCAGTTCCATTTGCATTAATACCAGCAACTGTAAAAGTATATGTTGTTGCTGCGCTTAAACCTGTTACAGTAATAGGAGATGATGACCCTGATGCTGTTACTCCACCAGGTGATGATGTCACAATATAAGATGTTGCAACAGCACCAATGGTACTTGGGGTAAAAGGAACGCTTGCAGTAAGTGCTGCTAAGGTTACGGTTCCAATTGTAGGTGGTGTTGGAGTTGCAACACTAGTATTACCTACTGCTAAAGAGGTAGAATTACCTGTCTTTACACTTTTTACTGTCATTAAGAAATCTCGCTTCCAAATGCTTGAAATGCTAAAGTGGCTGTTGAAGCATATACTGTAACAACATCAGTTGTTGCTAGTGTAAGTCCAAGAGTTAATGTTGTTGTATCAAGAGCACCTACAGTCACATCGTAAGCAACATACATTGCATTAGTCTGTGCTGCACCAGCAGGTCTAACAGAGATACGATATGTAGCACTAGTTCCAGCAAGGTTTGCTACCGTTACAGTAGATACTACTGTTGAAGTACTTGCAGGTACTGTATATAGAGTTGTTGCTGTTGTTGCGCTTGGGTTACTTTGACCAAGCACCTTGTATACTGTTGGCATTTATATTCTCCTTAGTGTTGGTTAAGCACCCATTAGCATAAATGCTGTTGGGGTAGGGTCTGTTGTAATGGCTCCCCAAGAAGTTGTTGAACCATCTGTCGTTAAGTACTTACCAGAGTTTGATGTCTGGCTAGGAAGAGGGTCGTAAACGCCCCATTCCAATCCTGTTGCTGTTGCTGAGTTTGCCTTGAGTACGTATCCGTTTGTACCCAAAGTTAATTTTCCTGGTGTATCTGCAGCAGTTGCTACAAGAATGTCACCTTTAGCGTCAAATAAAGCCTTATCAATTGCTGTTGCTAGGTCAAAGGCTGTAAAGGTAATAATCTCTACAACATCATTAACTGCAAGAGCAGCAAGAGAAGTAAGGCTTGTTCCATTAGATGCTGTGTAATCTGTATCGCGGACAAGGAGTACACCGTTAAGGTATACCTGCTCTTTGCCAGCAATATAGGAAAGTGTTAAGCCGTTAGCATCTGTACCAGATACTGTTGTTTGACCAGCAGTTGCTACGTAGCGATAGCGATAGATTGCAGCAGTTGAGGAAATTGAACCCCAAGCAGAACCTGTCCAAGCAAACATAGTTGCAGATACTGAGTTCCAATATAGAGCACCAGTAATAAGAGCATTGCCATCATTGTCTACAGATGGAGCAGATGACTTAGCACCTAAGTAACGGTCATCAAAGTTATCGTAGGTTGTAGCAGCAGCAGCAGCGGAGGCTGCAGCAGCAGTAGCAGAACCAGCCACAGTATCTACATACGCCTTTGTAGCAGCGTGTAGGTCAACTGTAGGAGCACCTGAAAGAGTAAGAGCACCAGTCATAGTGCTTCCAGCCTTAAGTACGAATGAGTCGTAAACAGTTCCACCTGCTTGGATTGCTGTTGCAATCTCACCAAGAGTATCAAGTGTAGATGGAGCAGAGTTAACTAGGTCTGCAACCTTTGTATCTACATAGAGTTTAGTAGCAGCATCTGCGTTAGATGTAGGTGTAGCAAGAGATGTAATCTTCTGGCTATTAACAGATACTGAGCCAGTAGGCGCAGCCATCTGGTCTAAGCGAGATGTTCTTACCTGTGTATCAAAGTCTGAGACAGTTGCTGCCAGTTGTGTACCTGTGTGGTTAGCACGGGCATATGGGTCAGTAACCATCTTGGCTGCAGTAATAGTTCCATCAGCAATATCTGTTGCTACGATAGTTCCATCTACTAGGTCAGCAGAGGTAATAGTTCCACCAAGGGATAGTTTGCTATAAGCAATACCAGCAGATGCATTTATATCAGCATTTACAATTGTGCCATCGGCAATCATTGCGCTAGTTACTGTGCCAGTATCACCAGCAGTAATAGCAGTTCCAGAAATCTTAGTCTTGTCAATTGCTGCAGAAGCATTGATGTCTGCGTTAACAATTGTTCCATCTGCAATCTTACCAGTTGTGACTGCGCCATCTTGAATCTTGGCTGTAGTTACAGCATCTGTTGCAATCTTAGCAGCAGTTACGGCTGAAGATACTATCTTTCCTTCTGTGATAGATAGGTCATCAATCTTAGTTGTTCCTACTGCGCCAGTAGCAATCTTACCACTTGTAATGGCAGAGTCTGCAATGTCTCCAGTGGCAATTGTAAGGTCAGCAATTTTAGCAGATGTGACAGCGGAATCTGCAATCTTTGCTGTAGTTACATTTGCATCTGTAATCTTTGCAGTAGTTACTGCATTAGCCGCAAGCATTGTAGTTGATACATTGCCTGTGCCAGTTGATAAAGTTACATTTGCAAGGGTTAATCCGTGTGCAGTTGTAGTATTTTCAATGTGGTCGTTAGCCTCTTGAAGGTCACGACCAATAATCATATGGCGAACTACCGCACCAGCAGAGTGACCTACAGCCGTTGAGCCATCTTTACCGCGTTCAATAGTTAGGGTATTCCCCGAAGAATAAGTTTTTACATCTACAATTTCCTCAAGCGCTGTATCTGGGTCGATGACAACTGTATATGTTTCAGTAGATGATGGTGTCTTACCACCCATTAATTGTGAGCCAGAAATTACAGTCATGGTTAAATCGCCTGCTGCAATTGCTGATGCTAGTGTCGTTTGTTGAGAACGAGATGAATATTTGCGTACTGTCATTTATTTACCTATCGGCTGTAGTGGACACGGATTGGGTATTGATTTTGCTGCCTCTGAGTTTCCTCTTGTAGGCGTTGCACGTACAAAGCATAGAGTTGTTTTGTTGCACTCTGTGATGCTCCGTAAGGTCGCTTGCTATCAGTCTCGTCAGCCTGTGGTGATATTTGAGCAGCACGTGCAGGGTCTAGATATGTTAGCAAACGATAAGATGCACCTAGGATTATTACATCTTTGCAAGATTCTGGTAGTCCAGTTTGTGTTGCAAAGTCTTGTCCATTAGTTTCAAATGCTACTGGGTCAGTAGCATATATAACCTTGACAGTTCTTCCTGGTGTAATGTAGTCCCCTATTGTTACAGTCTGTGCTCCTGCACCAAACTCTGTAGTGTCGGCTGCAGAATCCCAAGACCAACGACGTACTGGTCGCCATTCTTTAGATGGTCCAACCTCTTGCCACATTAGGCTTAGGATATTTTGAATATTTAAATTATTGAAAGCATAAGTTGTTTCGGCTGCGTTATAAGTAAATGTTGTACTATTTACAGCAAACACCATAGAACCAGCGGCACGGATAGTATCATTGATTGCTCTTTTAATTGTTGAGCGTGGAAAGATTGGGGATATGGTTACTTTAGAATCAGCATTATGCGTGCTAGCACTAGTACCTAGATATCCTCTTCCATATGGAGATACTGATGCAGTATTGCCTACTCTGTCAAATGTGTCAATCCACATTAACTCTTCACCAATTTCTACTACACCCTTACCAACATTCTCTGTTGAGCCAAGGGCTAGAATTGTAGGTGCCGCAGATGTAGATACTGTAGTAGTAACACTACTTCTTAGATATGTAGTTCTTTCTTGCTGATAAGTATAACCAGATAGATTAGTTGATACTTCATCCATCATATTAGATAAGGTAGTTGTCACGAGGCTATAGTCCTTAATGCGTCAACCGCAGATTTGTTAGTAGTTCCAGCAAGTTCATTACAGATACCATTTAAATCTTTATAAGCAGAAGGTGCTCTGCCAGCGCTTGCCTTTTTATTTAAGGCTCCAATTATTGCTTGACCTGTAGTTCCAGCCCATTTATTAGCAGCACCTTGTTCATCAAGAAATGCTGTTATTGCAGGGTAAGTCCCACCATTTGCTAGGCGATTTAATTCAGCACATAGTGTGCTACCAGCGGTACCTGTTGGCATTGTTTATCCTATCTAGGTGTAATGATTTTTTTATCAGGGGTGATAAGTTTTGACTTAGGCTCTTCTTTAGGTTTACCAAAAAATGCCTTATAATAATGTTCATCAAATGAAAATCGTTTCATATGTGGAGCAGTGGCTCCAGTATGGCAATAGAGCGGAACCTCTGCCTTATCGCATAGTGCAAAGAAGAATATATCTTCGCCTATAAACTTAGTCCCTCTACCCATTTCCATAAACACCTGTCCATCTGGTGCTACGGTTCTTACCTTTTCAACTACGCTGCGGTGCATTAGAATAAATCCAAATCCTGCTGCATCTACCTTAATCAGTTGATTCTCAGGTAGTGGATGTACCCTGGATAATCCAAAGCCACCATCTCCATCATTAACAAAACTAAATACTGTAGGCATTGGAACCATCAAAGGTTCCTCAGGATTGTCTGTAGTAAAATATACTCCAGTAACTAATGGGCGCTCTTTAGCATCCTTATTATCCCACAATAATCTAAACTTTTCTGGACTAATTACTACATCTGAATCTACCCATAGTAGCCATTCATAATCAGTCTTATCATACCAGTAATCAATAACTGTTTGTCGCTGTCTAGCAATTTGGTTTCCTTGGCTACGTAATGATGTAGCAAACTCTACGCCAGACTTTAACATTACATCTGTTACGCCTTGCATAAACTTGCCATCTACCATACCATTGTCACACCATACAACTGCTACAGAATCTTTAGTCCCCTTGGTACTCATATTACCACTTAACCTTGTCCGCCCAGTAGGCTGCACTCATTTTGCCTTTAGCAATATTTTTGCCGTGTCTTGCTTTAAAAGATTTACGTTTTGCTTTCATACGGTCTGATTCACCAGCCTTAGGAGCACCTGCAGTCTTTGCACCTTGCTCACCAAATCTGATAGTCTTTACTTTATCTCCTACCTTAGCCACTACTACGTGTGACTTCTTAGGATGATTAGGAGTACGCTTTGGTTTATTGTAACCAGATACTCCGATTCTTTTTAATACTGAGTCAGCCATTATTTGCCCCTATACTTTGCGGTTTTCTTTGCTATGTTCTTTGGTTGTTTAACGAACTGTTTTCCTTTAGCATTACCAGCGGCCTTAGCCTTATTGGTTGCTGCCTTCTCTGCAGGACTTAATGCTGCCCAAGCAGCCTCAGGTAGATATCTCTTCTTACCTTTAGATGGTTTACCATCAGAGGTTTTCCACTTTTGTTTAGTCCAGTCTTTCAAAGACTTTTGAGATTTAGCAAGTGCCATTATTTGTAGCCTCCGCCTACTTTCTTATACTGAACTGCAAGTAGTTGTGCTTTGCGGGCTGACCATTCTCCAGGGTCTCCACCCTTAGAACCAGCCTTAATCTTCTTGAACAACTTAGCCCTCATCTTAGGCTTAGTATAATTACCAGCAGCATTGACCTTAGACTTTGTTTTCTTTTTCACTTAGTCCCCTTTAATTGTTCTTTTGTCTTAGGGTCAAGGCGCATCTTTTCGCGCCCATCCTTACGAAGAATAACAACTACACCATCTCGCATAATTGATTTATTCCAACCGTCATGACGCTTACGTTGACCCGACGACATTACTTCTTCCTTGACTTACCAGCCTGAGATAGGGCAATAGCAATTGCCTGCTTCTTAGACTTTACCTTCTTCTTAGACTTGCCAACATTAAGTTCGCCAGCCTTGAACTCTTTCATTACCTTAGAGATTTTCTTTTGGGCTTTTGTCTTTTTCATTTTACCATACTCTTTTTTACGCCAGCGGTTGTACGCTTTTCAGGTATACTATTAAACATTCCTGGGTATCTTTGTTCTAGTGCTCTTTTAGCGGCAGCCTCTGCTGCAGCCATACCTTGAGGAGATATTTGTTTTTGAAACTCTTTAATAGCCGCTTGGCCTTTTAATATTTTAGCCTTAGGGTTATTCATGTTACTTCTTCTTACCCATTTTTTTCATAACCATTTTCTTAGCAGCGGCTTTCTTTGCTGCTTTCTTGGCCATAGCCTTACCTTTTGGAGTGTAAGGGAATTCCATTTTTCCTACTTTTGGCATTAGATTTGTCCTATCTCTTTCATTACGGCTGCGGCTTTTGGTGTGATATCTTTCGTCTTAGGCATAGTGTCCGCATTATACGCTTTGCCTAAAATCTCTGATGCTTTGTGCGCTTCTTCTACATGACGCATAGTTGTACCTGCTGGTTGAATACCCTGTGCTCTTGCATCTCGATAAGCCTGCAATTCTGCATTCCATTTTTTATCTGGAATATCTCTTTTAGCATCTCCTGCATTTACTTGAAGATTTATTACCTTACATCCAAAGCATCCTTCGACTTCTACAGGATGGTCTTGCCAGTGATACGCCATATTCGTCCCTTATGCTAGTGTAAAATTAGCCTCTGTTATTCCTAATCCAGATGCAATAAGTGCTGATTTTGTAACGTCATCTACTATATGTTTATGCCCACCTAGATAAAACTCATCATAGTCAGCAACAGATTCATCTAGTGGAAATCTTACTTTAGAGTAAGTTCCGCTATTCTTTACTATACTTATGCCTCTATCCATTTTATAGAAATAAAATAGACGATGCTTACCTATAGGTCCCTCTTCAACAACTGGTGTTGTAAAAATATAATCTGTCATTATTCTCCTTAATGAACTTACTGCCAAGCAGGAAACACGTGTGCTCCCTGCTAAGCCGTCAATCAACTAAGCGATTGATGAACCTGACTCAATACGGAATAGTGCTTCTTCACGGTAACGTGCGAAACCTAGAACTCCGTACCAGCCCATTGGACGATGACGCATCAAGCGGTCAACGACTGGTCCGATAACTACATGTGGCTCTTCGGCAACTGCCTCAGCCAATGCCTGTTGTCCAGCAATAATTGTGCGGTACACCTTTGCAGATGAAGAACCGTCAGTTGCTGTGTACAGACGTGGAGACTCTACGAAGTATGCACCTTCGTATGTTCCAATTTCTCCTGCCCAAATTCGGTCTTGTGAAGAACCGTATTGGTTAGGAAGTAACCATCCTGCTGAACCTGTCTCAGCACGTAGGTCGTGGGATACCTCTGGGTGTACTCCAGCCCAGTATAGTGAACCCTTGCGACCATTAGCCTTGTTAGCACGTAACTTCGCTACAGCCCTACGGATGTTTGCTGAAGATAGTGTTGCGGCTGCTGTTACAGTTGCAGTTGATGTTGCTGTTGAACCTGAGTAGATTACGTTTGAACCGCCACGCAATGTTGTCATTGCTACAGCGTCGATAGAATCTGCTAGGTTGTAAGCGATAATGTTTGCGATTGCAGGGTCAACATCTGCAAGAGAGAATAACTCTAATGCACGTGTTACCAACACTGAGTTACCGTACTCTGCAAGAGTAATGGTTACTGATGTTGGCGTTGACATTGCTACTGCATCTGGGTCAGTTGTTTCTGTTAGAGCAGTTGTTGCTGCTGAAAGGTCAACATAACGTTGTAGAACAACGGTTGAGCCAGGGATTGCTTGACGGGCTGGGCGCTTATCTGCGACTGAACGAATTAGTGGTTCAGAGCGGAGAGCGAATTCTAGAAGACGGTCATACGCCTTCTGTACTAGACCAGCACCACCAGCGGTTCCTCCGAGATTGTCAGAGGCTGTTGATACATATGCCATTCGTCACCTCCAGTGACTAGAAACTATGATTGTTGTTGTTGTGAACGGAGAACATCTAGCAATGCATCCATAGAATCTGCATTGTCTATTCTTGAATTGATTTCTTCCATTCTGTCAGGAGTGAACGCGGCCTGTGTTAGAACATCCTGCTGTCTTAGAGCAGCACGGTCTTGTTCTCCCATCTTAGGCTCATTTTCCTGCACCTGTATTCCAAACAAATCTGCGTTATCATCGAGCCAATTAGAAACTGACTCCTCGTTAACATCATCAATGTCCTTAAGAATTAAGCGTGCAGCCTTAGCGTTTACGCCCTTCTTTTCTAGGACTTCTTTGACAGTTCGCTCACGCTGCACTTTGGATAATCCCTCAAGTTGCTCAGTGAGTTCCTTAATACGCTTCTCGTCGGCTCTCTTGGCTTTACGTAGTTTCTTAATTAAGTCACTACCATCACCAGAAAATCCTTGGTCGGTATCTAGGTCTTCGTCTTCGTCTTCCCAGTAGTTGTTGCTCATAGCAACTATCCACCCTTCTATTCGTTGTTAGTCGCAAGCCTCAAGTCAATTCGGGGAAATTGGTTGGCTCTTGCTCTCGGTCTTATACGCTGCATGGGGCCGATAGGTCCATGTCAGGATTCTATATTTGTCCGCCTAGTCCAGTTGAAAGTGATGCTCTGGATGTTCCAGACCTACCACCAAATGCACTAGTCTCTCTTTCAATAAGCGCTTTACGCTTACGTTGAGCAGATGCCAAAGTATTAAATACTTCTTGTTCTGCTTCTCCTTGGCCGTATCTATCTAATTGATTTCCGTAGATAGAACTTAACTTCTCTGCAGTAGGTAGGATATCCGCAATAGTTGCGTATCCCTTTTGTGCTTCTGCTTGAGTAATACCTTGTGCTGCAAGTTGTTCTGATACAGATACGCCAGCCTCAAGACCTTGTAGTCTTGCTGCTGCACCAATCTCTGCTGCTGCAACTTGACGTTGAATCTTAGGTAATTGCTCATTAGGGTCAAGAACATAGGCAACCATATCAGCACTACCAATACCATAGTAATCACGTAGTGTTCTAGCAATTGCTGGGTCAGCATTCTGAACTCTCTGAACTGCTGTAATTACACGAGTAGATAACTCTGATGGAGACACATCGTTGGAAATGAATTGACGAACATATGTATCGTTATCAAATTGCTTTAATCCATAGGCTCTAAGTGTTTGACGATATGCATCTTCTACGCTTAGGTATTCTGCTGGACTTAAAACTGATAAACCTTTTTTCTGTCTCTCAGCATTGGCAGCAAACCTAGCCTTATACTCATCAGTATTCTGTAACTCTAAAGTAATAGTTGCTTCAGTATATCCTTTACGAGCAAGGTCTAATACTTTGGTTCCAAGTGATGATAATCCATATTGAGCAAATCTATCTGCTATAATCTTACCAACAGACTCACGCTGGGCTGCAACCTTTTCGGCTTCTGCTGCAGCATTTGCTGCTGCTATTACTGCTGCATCTTGAGATGTAGTTTGCGCTGTCTGTGTTGTCGCTGCTGAGTTTGCTGCCGCTTGTGCTGCTGCTAGCGCTGCTTGCGCTGCCGCTAATGCATTTGCATCATTGGCTGCCGCTGCTGCGGCTGCTGCTAATCTTGCTCTTTCTAATTCTTCTAGGGCTAGTCTTAGTTTTTCTTCTGCTTCTTTTCGCAGTCTTTCTTGCTCTGCTAGCAATCTTAAACGCTCAGCCTCTGCATCCGCTGCCGCTCTTCCCGCTGCACTATCTGCTTGACCAAATGGGGTTCCACTAGGTGTTGTAGACGGTGTTACTGGAGCAATACCTGCTGCATTGGAAATTGTTTCAAGTTTGGCTGCACTGACAGTAGAACCAGACGCAAAAGGATTTGCTCCGCCAGTTACTCCACCAGCATAGGTAGAACCTGCAGTCTTAACTGTTGTATTAACAACTGGAATTTTAATTGTTTGTCCAACATTAATTTTATTTAGGTTTGTAATCTGTGGGTTAGCGGCTGCAATAGCAGCAACGCTTACTCCTGCTTTTGCTGCAATACCAGATATTGTTTGACCTGATGTAACCTTAGTTGTACTAGCAATAGGAACTTTAGGTGTTGCCATATTATGCTACTCCATAATCACGAAGGACTTTTAATGATAGCGAATCAACAGTAGCCCTAGCATTGTCTGTTAAATCCCAACGAGGGTCTTGGCGTAACTCTGCTTCAAATTGCCATATAGGTTTAACTGCAGGCTTACCATCTGGACCTATATACTGTAATGCTCTACGGAATGTAGGGTCGTTGTAAGATATAGTATCTGCATCTATTTCTAATATAGTAGCCATAGAGTTTTTATATGCGGATGCAAGTGCATCTACGCTAGTTCCCTTATTAATATCATCTGCAAATACAGGGTATGCACTGGCTGAATCTCTACGAATCTTTTCTTGTATATCAAATATAGTATTTGTTCCAGAAACTAAACCTTGAGACCAGGAGTTTAACGTGGTTGGTGAGTAAGACATACCAAATGATTTGGCATACTCTTCTAGGGTTTGAACTCTACCTAGGGTTTCTCCACCAACAGTACCCTTAAACTTACTTAATGCCTGTAGGTCTATTTGATTATCATCAAGACCTTTATCGTAAGCACCCTGCATTATAGAGTTAAAGGTAGCCTCATCTAGATTAATACCTTTAGTAATTAAACGTCTACGTTGTTCTAACTTAAATGTCTCTAGTCCCTGATTGTAAACGCCAGGTTGTGAGGCTTTTTGTTGTGCTCTATTCTTAGATGTTGTAGTAAGGTTTCTATAATAACTAGTCTTATAGTACTCTAATTCAGCCTGAGTAGTATCTCCTGCTTTGTATAGGTCATAAACCTTTTGAAGTTCTGGGAATGCTCTAATTAAATCGGCAGTAATACCGTATGCTGTTGCTACTGATTCTGCCATATTAGCCCTTCAACTTTCCTAAGAAGTCAGCAAAGCCTAAACTTTGCGCTTCTTCATAGTCTTGTGGTGACTGGGCTTTAACTCTTTCAGTAATCAGAGCCTCTGCTTTTTCCTTACTATAACCAGGTTTGATTTCAGTAATAGTTTTACCGCCCACCTTCTTGGTTGTAGTAACGGTTCCCTTATCAATCATATCCTGGATAGCGGTGTAGAACTCTTTGCTCTCAGCCTGTGTAGCCTTGCGTCCTAATACTCCTTTAAGAGTACCATCAATTAAAGACTGTATTTCTTCGGGTTGGAATAAGTATTTCTGTACTGACACAGATGGACCACCACCACCAAGTATTCCTTGGTCTTTAGCATACCATTGTACATATTGTTCAGGTGTTATCTTTTGTGTGCCACCAGATTGTGAGTAAAATTTACTAGCACCATCAACAGCCATCTCATATAATGCCTGTCCCTTTGCAGGAGATACATCACCAAATCCATTTTTACTTAGGGTAGATAACCATCCTGACTGAACAGCAGGGTCTTCAAAGTATCTCTTCTTTGCATCTGTTACGGTTACTGCACCAGCACCTTCGATTGGAGAAGTTATTTTCTTGCCGCCTCTTTTTAATGTGATAGTTGAGGTTCCGCCTGGAGTATTTAAATATACTTTACCCTTAACGCTAGTAGAACTTCCTCTACTTGACTTTAATACATCTAAAGCCCCGCCTTTTTTCTCGGTCACTATAAGCCCTCCGTAAGGTTATCTTTTTCAAGTATTCTTGTATATACTCTGCTGAATGAAATGTATTCATCTAGTAGTCCACTAGTGAATGTATCCCACATCTCTTTAAGGTCAGCATTGCCAACAGCATCTATAGACTTACTGTCTCTTTCTGCTAGCATTTGGCGAACATATTCTCTACCCTCTAGGTAGTCTGCCATGCCTCGCATATCACTGCGACCTTTAGTTCTAGGGTCATTAACAACTTCATTTGCAAACTTTAAGAAGTTGATTACCTTTTTAGTATTAATCTCACCACGAACCTTAGCCCATGCAGGGTTCTCGTCTTCTAATTGTTGTATAAATATTTCTTTACGTTCTCTTAAATCCTCTGCATCAATACCATTTAGATTAGGCAGGCCTCGTCCTATACGTTCAGCCTCGATAATATCCATACCTTTGTTGTAGGTAATCCATCCCTTTTCAGCCTGAGTAGCAGCAACTGCCTCGTATGGGTCCTGTGATTCACGGAACTTCTTTGTACTTCCTGGCGCAACTGGTGTGTTTCTTTGACTTTGATAAACGCTAGGAGAGAATTCTCCAGCATTAACATCTCCAACAACAAACCATCCATACTCAGGACCCTTTGCAATCAAGTCAGATAGTTCTCTTGAACGTTTTTCCGCATCGATAGTTGCAGCAATACCTGTATTATTCTTAGATAGACTGGTAGAGAATAGGAAGTATTCCTCACCATATGTATCATAGAATTTTTCAGATGCGGTTTGTGGGTCTTCTTCACGTAATCTCTGGAACTCATCAATATAGAATTGATAAGGAGAACGTAAGTTAGTAGCAAAAGGAAGGACTGCTCTAGCACCAACCTCTAGCGCAAGTATTCTTTTGACCTTATCGTCAATCTCTTTAGCGGTTGGTTGAGATGTTCTTAGTCCATTGTCAAACTTATGGTTTTCTTCCATAGCAATAAGGACTGTAAGGTTGCGACGTGTTGGGTCATTCTCATCAAACCTAGCCCATGCTTTACGCAGTGCCTGGTTTTGAATTAATAAATCCTTAGTGAATTCTCCTGGACTTGTACCAGTTGGACCATAAGGCAATATTGTTTTAACTAATGCATTGCGTTCTAAATCAGGTATAGCCCTGATTAATTGAGATGCACCAATTTGAACGAACCATCCTGCGCCTGGATTCCACCAAGCATTACCTTGGAATAATAAGTCAAGGCTTGTTTTAGGAATAGCCAAAGGTCTATCTACTAGACCAAATGAGCCACGCTTTACCCACTCACCAGGAACATTGATGTATGTCTTACCATCTCGTTCCTCTGTTAATCCCATACGGTCTGGAGAGTTGTACACAGTTTGTAACTTACCGAATGCTGATGGGTCATTTACTATAATGCGACCCCATTTTTCAATAACATCTGTGAATGCGCCAAAGAACGGGAATGCATATCTTAGTGTATAGGCAGCATCTACTCTCTCAGATGTATCATAAAGGGAGCGGCGTAATTCTGCTCTTGCCCATTGACGTGCATTAAACTCTAGTTTACGGATATACTCTGGTGGAATTGTATCACCAGGATATGTATCAATTGCATTTCTAATAGTAGAATCCATACGCTTGCGATATAAATCAACAAACATGGGGTGACGAACAAGATTAGATTCTGGCATTTCACCAAAACTCTTATAGAACTTATCTCTTATAGATGAGAAGAATCTAATTGCTTGGTGTGTACCATTAGCAGCGCCAACCTGAGCAGCGTTAACTGCTGGGTAGTTTAGTGTATCTGTACCAAATGCTTTCTTAATATCATCTGGTGTAATCTTACGAGTCTTAGCAATCTCTTTTAAACCAGTTGCAAATGCTGGGAATAACTCATCAATGTTATCCATATTGGCTTCTGCAATAGAACGAGCATCTCTACCCATACCCAGTACTCTAAGGATATCTCTACCCTCTTTGGTCTTTAATAGGAAGTATTCGGCTTCATCAATCAGTTGCTCTCTTGGTTTATCTTGTAGTAAGATTTGTGTAATCTTAGAGTTACGAACCTGGCGGTTTACTACTCTTTCATAAGCCTGTGTCCAGTTAGGGTCATCGCCCTTTATTACTACGAAATCTCCAGTAGATTCAAACACATTGTTTAGTTTGTTTCTACTACTTGATAAGTGTGCATCAACAATTCTTGCAGACTCAGCAATAAACTTGTTCTTAATAAACTCTGCACGTTCAGGTGTGGCACCTAGTGCGTCCTCGTAGGTTATGCCATCTACCTCACGTAGACCTAAACCAAACTTATCTTGTACCTTAATAGTACCATCTAACATACCATCAATCTCTTTAATTTGAGAATCGATTAGGTCTGGGTCATCAGCAAGGTCACGCATTGCGTCTAATTCATCACGGTATGTCTGAAGTTTAACATCATCTGACCAGCGATATATATCATCTAGCGATGCACCAGAGAATCTATTAGTAATTAGTTTTCTACTAGATTCTTTTAACCCAGCAACAATAGCCATTGGCCCAGTTGTGGTAAGAATACGCATGATTCCCTCTGATACGTTACGTACAGGGTAGCCAAGGCGAGCAAGAACCTCAAACTTAATTAAGGAATCTAGACCATCAATAAGGTCTGTTGCTCCAGCCTTACCTTTATAGTATACACCAGCAGCATCTGAGCGACGTGCTCTAGATAAACGGTTTAAAGCGTTATACATAGTGTCAATATCAAGAACTGGCAACTGCTTTACTAGTTGAGTCTCGTTCAATGGTAAAGGAATAATGTATTTTAAGTCTTCAGAACCAAGAATAGGTGTAGCCTTTGAGCCTACTGGTACAACTCTTCCATCTGGTAGAGTTTTTGTAGCACCAGTGTATGCTCTTTCACGAATAATGTTGTGTGCTTTAGCACGTCCACCTGAAAATAAAGACCACGCCTGACGGATATCACTTTCATCAAATCCGAATTGCTTGGCAACTGTATCAAATAATTCTTGTTCAATCTTTTGGAAAGCATTGGCACGTTCTGCTGCATTTGTAGCAGCAACATACTCGTTAAACAATGTATCTTTACGCTGAACTGTAAACGAAGCCTTCTTTAAATCATCTTCTAGACCTTTAATCTGAGTCTTAAGTGATTTAACTTCTGCAGGAGCAAGGGTTTGTGTATTAAGTCTATTTTTAAGAGATGTAATCTGCGTAGTATATGAGAGTTCTTGCTTCTCCGCTATACCACGTACACGACTAAGCAGGTTATCTACAGTTTGAACTGACTGATTATCGGTAAAATCTACCCATCCTCTAGGACGCTTGTAAAAAAATCCAGTAAGAACGCGAATAGGAGCACCTGCTGCGCCAGCACGTAGGTCAATAAACTTCTGGCTTCCAGAAACCGCTTGTCTAAGTTTGGAAACTTGATTAAATTGAGGTACTCTTGTTGGGTCCAGAATAGCCTCAGCATTTAATTTTTGTGTTAACTCGGCTAATTCGTCAGAATAAAGTGCTGCATTCTCAACAGCCTTCTCTAAATCAGGTCCCTTGTTTACTAAGTCAAATGTAAGTTGACCAGTTGCCTTGTCTAGTCCAGCACCAAAATACTTGGCATCAGCAATTTCATCTTCAAGGTTGGCAATCTTTGTAGCAAGGGTACGATTAGTGTCCATTAATCTTTTTGCTGCACCAGCATCGCCCATAGCCATCTTAACAATATCTGCTTTAGCAGCATGACGAAGTGCTATATCTTCAATCTTGTTTGCATCTGCCATAATATCAGCAAATGATGCAGGATTTGCAGACTCACGAATAGCCTTTACTCTGAATAAATCAGCAGCATCCATACCATCTGTTTTAGTAATAAAATCATTAAAGGTTGCTTTTACCTTATTGGCTTTAAATCCAGTCTTCTCCCCAGCCAGGATAGCATTAAGGTCATTTAAACCTTTAACACCGTAGGTAATACCTTTGTAAACCTTAATTGCTTTACCAACTATAATTGTTGGGTCTAGAACAAATCGGGCTACTACATCTGTACCAAATGATGTAAAGCGTCCAACGTTCTGTTCGCGGAATGCTTCTTCTCTTTGTTGTTTACTAAAGATATCAAAGTCATTGGCTGCAAATAATATGTGCTCTTGTAAAAACTTATCAGCACCTGAAAGTTTTCCGAAACTTACTGTCTTTACTAAGCCGCTAAAAGCATCTTCAAAAGTATCTAATGGTCTTCCAACTAATGTACGCATAATAGAGCGACCAGCAGAGATATCTCTTGATTGGTCCCAGGCAGACTTAACATCTCCTAGTGAAAAGTCGCCATCCCAAATAGGATTATTCTTTTCTGGTAGTGTTAAACCAAATGATACAGCCTGTGTTGTAAAGTTGTAAGCCTTCTCAACTTTTTCAAATGCTCTAGAAAAAAATCCTTGTTCTTGAGGCTGTGGTGTTGGAGCAGGAGGTGTACCTGGTTTTTTAAGATACCTATTAAAGGCATTAATAGCCTCTGCTCTATCCTTTGCTGGTATGGATTTACCCATATCCATTGGCAGAGAGTTAACCTCATTAACATTCCAACCAGCATAGTAACTGTTGAATGAACCCATTGTATCAAAGGCAGAAGGATTCTTTGACTTCTGCATATCTTGATATGCTTTTTGTGCCGCTTCTCTATCACTCATAGAAGATTAGCCCTTAGAATTCTCACATAATTACGGAATGCTTGTGATGAATTTGGGCTTTGTGCGGCTGCCTCCAGTGCTGGTAGATAAGATAATAGTCTTTGTTTCTCAACATCATTGTCTTGTTCTTGTGGCATTGTCAAAGCCTCCATGCCTGCACCAGCACCCATTGCTGCTCCATCAGTTACTGGAACATCTGGCATTGTTGATGGCTCAGATAATGGCATAGGGGCAGGAAAAGAATCAATAGGATTCATAATTGGCGCTGGTCTACCTGCAGCCATAGGTGCTGCTTGTTGTTGCGCCATCATTGCTTGCCCTTGTCCGTAAGGCAAACCTGAATAATATTTAGCACCTTGTGTACCAGATTGTCCTGCTCCACCAGTTGCGGAAACGTTGGCAGGATTATTTTGTGGTGCCGTTGGACGAGGTCCTCCGCGATTTTCAGCCATTGTTCCTCCTACTTAGAATATTGTATTTTAGTTATAATTGGACCACTTGAGTATATATCCCAGTTGGTTGCTATTTCAATTGACTTTCTGATAATTTTTTCTGCTTTATAAGCATCATCAGCGCTGCGTACTCTATAAGCCTCCATAGCACCAAGGGCAATATCGCTACCAGAACCAGAATAATAAACGCCACGAACATCACGGTCCCAACTGTAATCCTCAAAAATAGGATAAAGTATACCGCGAATGCCAATAATAAATTGCGAATCGTGCGAAGCATGGTCCCCATCTTCTTTCATATCATAACCTGCATCTATGAATAATTTTCTCATAGATGGTATAAATCTTTTAGTTATGAAGACATCTAAGTCTTCACTTAGTTTAGGTCTAGGTGGTTTCCATCCGAACTGTAATAAATTTGAACCTCTACCAGAACCAGAACCTGCAATCAACACTCCATTGTTTTCAATAATCTTGTGTGTTGCCATTTCAATTGGACGACCAGATTCATCAGATGAACGTGAATCGCTTCCGATAACACACCATCCGTCGCCTTGTATAGCAGCAAGTGTTGTCATGATGTCCCCTTCTGCTGCTATCGTCTACGAATTGTTCTTACACTTGCGTTTGCTGCTCCACCTGAAGTTAAACTAGATAGTAAACTTTGAACGTCTGGTACTCCTTGTTCTTCAACTGGAGGTAGACCTCCTACTGGCGCAGCGGGAGCAGGGGACGGTTGCTCAACCATTGGAGCACCAGCAGGAGGAACTTGTTCTTTAGGCGCAAAGGTTTGTTCTATTGCGTCTTCGATGCTCTGTCCCTTTTGTCGTGACTTAATAACGTTAGCAATCTTTGTAACAATCTCAGAAGGGTCTTGTCCTTGAGTGGCCATTTGCGGAATGGCTTGGGTGTATGCTTGAAGTGAAGAAATAAGAGCATTACGCATATCTTCAATTTCAATTTTCTCTTGCTCTTGGCTAACATTAACATTGAATGGTAACTCTCTCATTGCCATATCCTTAGAGATTAACTTGCCTCCAAGAGCCTGTAACATAAATATTAATCCTTGTGCTGGATTCAAACCAGCAAGCATACCGTAACGAACATCAGCGGAGTAATCTCCCTTAATATCTTTACTTGGCTTGTACTCTAATGCGTAAGGTGAACCAGCATCTACGCCACGAATTGTCTTTTGAATGTCAAATATAGATTCATCAACTTCAAAACAAAGACCAATTACATCTCTAAGTGCTGACGCAAATATTGCTTGGGCTGACTTAACTTGAGTATCGAATGCTCCCATGAGAGCCTGGACGCCTTGGCCTGTGACAATAGATGCATTGACGTTACCTGTTCGTCCCTCTGGATAACGAGCACCAATTCTAAGTTCTTGATTGAGCAAGTTTTGTTCCGTGAACGCACCTTGCGGAATATTGAGTTCGACTCTTCTAACTCCACCTGGAGTATTTGTTCTGATGACTGAGTCTCCGCCGAGTTGTAGTTCCTGAACATCCATTGGAACGACGATAGGAGATTGTACAGATTTTTCTGCAGCCTCCATAGCGAGCATAGCGAAACGATTACGGAGCAACTGAATACCAATAACATCATCAAACTGTCCTCGCATCTCCCCATCAATAGTAGGACGCTTGGCTACTACAACCATCATCTTTCCTATTGGATTCTTTGCACGGGATAAAACTAAATTTTCACGGCTAGGTACATAGACCACAGATTGGTCTTTATCGTAATAACGTACGATATCTGTTAGAGTGTTAGTGTCTTGTTTGAAACCTGAACGACCAAGTAGTTGTACTTCGTATTCAGGGAATTGAGCAACTAACTCTCCAAGAGTTAATGAGTATACCTTAGCAAAGGAGATGCATCGTCCGTAGCGGTCAAACTCAGGATAAGCCATCCGAGGGTTTTCTACGCGGATACGAGGCAACTTCGCTTCATCGTCCAACTCAATAATGAATGGGACGAAACCATATGTTACATAGTAATCTGCTCCAGTATACATAGATACCTGAAGGTCAGAGTTGTTAAAATAATTTGAGGCAATGCGTGTTCTATTGTCAGCAAAGCGACGAGCACGGTCATTGGTTTGTGATGCACTAGAGCAGTTAACTGCAGGTAGTGGTGCCATAACCTCAGATAGGTCACGGGCTACGATATCGATAAAGTTTGCAACTACGTTTGCGTCTACACCTTCAGGGAAGAAATCTGGATAGACTTCGGCAATTTTACCCTGACGCACAGATAGCACATCGCCTGCACGAGCATCACGCTCTGATGCACGGTACTTAAGGGATTCAACCCGTGCTGCAATTTGTTCAATGGTAAGAGCCATTAGTTTCCTTATCCGTAAGTTTCAGCCCATTGCTCAGCAAAGGCATCATCTAAATTGATTGAGTGTCGCATATCCTTTTGACGTCTAGTTGCCCACCTGTTGTTGGCATACTTAGTGGCAAAGGATGTTTGTTGCATTAGTTCACGTACTCGAATGATAGCAAACCATAGGGCCATCACGCAGTCGGTTGGGTTTTTAGTATCTGGCTTCCAAGTAATTAATTGTTGTACCAGAGATTTTAAACCTTCAGAACCTTCATTAGATGGAAGTTCTATTAGGTTGTTATCTTGAAATCTGCCGTCCCGCAGACCGCCAAATAAGGCGGACATAGAGGCCACACCAAATGATGTGTCCCATTTATTCTTACCAGTAAAGTGTGGATTTAACTTACAACCATACTGGGCTAAATACTGAACTAAGTCAGTGTCCATCTGATACGCCTTTTGATGGGCGTTGATTTCAACTCGAAACTCTTGAGGGGAGTATCTTTCTACCCACTCTTCAATTAGAGCACGCTCTTTTTGGGGAGTAGGGTCAACCATGTTTACGCAATCTAAAACATAAACTTTGCCATCACCTCGGTTAAATGTAACCGCTACGAAAGCAGACCTGCCTGATACAGCAGGGTCAAAACCTATAACTGTGTAAGTACCTTCAACGCGGCTTGGATGGCCTGGTGTTCCAGCCTTGAGAGGTCCGCGCTTTCGCATTCCATTGACACATCCTGCGACAACTGTTGGTGGGAAGATTGCGTCTTCGACAACATCTTCTTGTTGGTAGACCATTGCCCATACTGACGGAGCAACCTCAGACCTTCTAGTAAAGAGTGAGGGTCCATCCCACTTTGGATATAATCCTTCTTCATTTGCTTCATCCTGTTCCCCCTCAGCCCTATCCGTCCAAGGCCATAGTGTTTTCCAGTTGGCTGGTTTCTCGTCAAACTCCAGAACCGCTGGTTGGGAGAAGTAAGTGAAGGGAGACTTGCCACCTGTCCATTGGTCGCTATCTCTTATCATCTTATATAAATCTATAGGGGCGACACGGGTTCCTACGATAAGTAGTTTTCCGTGCCGTCCCAGACGGGTGATGACTTCTTTCTGAAGCCATTCAATTTGCTTTTCCCACTCATGAGAGTTTGAGTTCATCACCACATCGTCTAGGATAATCAGGTCGGCGCGAGCACCGTAAATTTGAGACCCGAATCCTAATGCTTGAACCGTAGGGTCCTTTTCGCCAGAGTCGCGTCCAGTACCTAGGTAAATCATATCTGCTGACCAAGTAGGTGAGTCAGCCTTGTATCCGCCGTTAGGTCCAAAGGACATCTGTAACTTAGTCCAGTTTGGGTGGGACATACGGGTCTTGATTGCACTTAAAAATTTTCTAGCCATACCTTGAGTCTTAGAGACAATAATGATTCTCACGTTAGGGTCTACGGCTATGCGATAGGTCACATAGTTGATTGTGATGACTGTGGACTTGGCGTGCTCAGGTGGTACGTTAATTAGAACTCGGTTGCTGGCCGCAGGCTCGTAGGTCATAGATGGATGTAGCCAACGGGGTTCCCGACCTTCGATAAGGTCCACCCAGTCTTTATGGTGGTCGAACAACTTGGTGTCTAAGAATTGCTCGGAGAAATCCTCAAACGAGATATCCTTCAGATTGGCAAGGTCAGCCTTAACACCTTTACCAGCAAGTCTTGATTTATCGGCCTCAGCCTTGAACTCAGGGTCAGACATCGACCACTGGCGGAAGGTAACATCATTACGATTAACAGCCTTCATGGCGTCAGTGATGGTGCTACCCTGGGTCAGAAGTTCCAGGACCTGCTTCTTAGCAGCCTCCTTGGGAATGTCTTGTTTGCCAGGCTTTCGTCCCATGAAGCCTCCTAGTAAAACGGTTATTTAACGGTAAGTCTAAACGGGCAGAACTCTCCCATTATATATATTATATATACTATAAGAGTTGGCGGATAAAGGGAGCCAACTCCCTATATATGGAATTACTATTACATATATAGATAACCTGTTCAAATACAGAAACCGAACAAAGTTCGGTAAAATACTTATAATATGTCCGATTTAGGTATATATACGGGGGGCTATTATATAACAAAAATATTTTATGGGATACTATGTATGCCCCCCGTACCCTAGTTTAATAACCCTACCCTCAAAATATCGACATATCGACATATAGATTTATCGACAATTTAACGCTAGAAGGTATAATCGGGGG